TATTTTTAGGAACTCATCTGTTCCTGAACTATCTAATGAACTATCAAATATTTCATCTAATACTAATAGATTGGTATTGGTACTATTTTTCATTTTAGCTATTGCTCTCCATGTAAAGAGTAATGCTAAATCTATTCTCATTTTTTCACCTTCACTAAATGATGCATAGTTAAAGTTATCACGAAATCTTGACTTGATTGTTTCATCAAAGTTTTCATCTAAACTAAAGTTTACATAAAACTCCATAGATGCCAGATACTTGTTAATCAACTGATTCATGATAGGTAAATACTGTTTAATTATTTTAGTCTTAATACCTGTATCTTGTAACATAGCTTTAGATGCTTCTTTATAAACTTTTTCTTCTTTTAAATCTTTTCTATTTTTCTCTATACCATCAAATTCTTCTTTAAGTATTCTTAACTGTTCTTCATCAGAATTGTCAATAGTACTTTTTTCTAAGTCTTTAATTTCTTCTGATAATTTTACTTGATACTTTTCCAACTCTTGTATAGATGTATTTAAACTTGCTATCTGTATTGAGTTATCTTGTATTTCATTTGTAACTTTAGATATTTCATTTAGTCTTACTTTTGTTTTATTTAATTCATCTTCCATTTTAGTAAGACCATCTGCAATATCTTTCTTTTCTGTTTCTTTTGTAGATATCATTTGTGATTTAAACTCTGTATCAATATGTTGTTCACAAGCAGGACAATCTTCATTCTCTGATAAGAACTTAATCATTCTATTTTTTTCTTTTTGTTTCTCTGTAAGTGTAGAACGCAAGTCTTTTAACTTTACATCTTTAGATTCAATATTAATTTGGTCTTCAACTGAAGTAAATAATCCTCTTTGACTTTCTTCTAGTAATTTTTTATTGTTTACTTTCTTACCCAATTCCATTGAATTATTATCATAGTTATTTTGTTTTTCTTTAATAATAAGGTCTGCATTGTTTTTAATATTCTCAATGTGTGTTGATTGCATACTTATTTTTTCATTACATAACTTATAATTGTATTCTACTTCACTTAACTCCACGACTAAATCTTTCAATCTTTGTTTAAGCAACATATTCATTGTTGAGAATATTTTAATATCTAATAAGTCTTCAACCACTTCCCTTCTAAATCTAGCTTTCAATTGCATGAATGGTATAAAGGTTGAACTACCTAAGATAACTACTTGGGTAAATGAACGATAATTAAGTTTAAGTATTTGTTGTTCCAATATCTTTTGATAATCACGATTGTTTGCTTCTTGATTTAACATCTTACCATTTTGCCAGATTTCAAATTTGTTTGGTTTGATGCTACGAATAACTTTATACTTTCTACTTGCAATACTAAACTCAATCTCTACAACAGTTTCCATAGCGTTAACTGTATTAATTAATTGAGATTTACTTATTGTACGAAATGGTTTTCCAAACAATGCGAAACATAATGCATCAAGCACCGTAGATTTACCAGCACCATTCTCACCTATAATAAGTGTGGTTTCATTACGATTTAAATCAATCTCTGTAAATTGGTTTCCTGTAGAAAGAAAATTCTTCCAACGAATCTTTTCAAATATTATCATATTATTCTAAGTCTAAGTCTTGGGCTTCTGTGTATAAGGATTTCATTTGATTCTTTAATCTATCTTTACTTAAATCAATAGACAAGTCATCAATGTATTTGTTTAATAGTGTTACTGTGTCTTCTGTGTTCTCTACAATATCATCTGATACTGAACTTGCATCTAAGTCTGAAAAGTCTTCAACAATTTTTATATCATATGCATCTGCTGTATATAACTTGTCTAGGAATTGGTCAAACTGATATAAATCTTTTTTAGTTACTACTATAAGTTTAATATACTTGTTTGCATATTTTGATGTATCATGTTTTAAATAATTTTCTTTGGTGTCATCATAATATATTTTTTCATATATACTATATGGATTGATTATTCTTTCTAACTCTCTTGTTTCTGTATCATAGATATGAAAACCTTTTGGGTCTTGCCAATCATTCCAGTAGATTTCATATGGTGTACCTAGATAATAGATTTGACCATCATCTGATTTGTGATGGAAATGTCCACTCATAACTGTATCAAATTTTCTAAAAAATTCTTTATCCTTGCCACCTTGTGATACAATAACATTCTTATTCATTTGGAAACCATTAATCTCTAAGTGACCCATACATACTTGAGCTTTGGTTTCATCTATCATACCTTGTGCATAAAGTTCATTTGATTGTGTAATCCACGGCATTAATAATATTGGTAATCCATCAAAGTTTACTTCTGTTGCTTCATCATAGATGTGAATGTTTTTATGTTTACCACCTAGTAATTCTGTAAGTGAATTTACTTCACTTGTATTCTTATAATAGATATCATGATTACCGACTAACATATGTAAGTCAATTCCTAATACATTAAATGGTAATATGAATCTTTCTCTAAAGTCTTTTGCCGTTCTATATGATACATACTTACGTCTATCAAAACAATCACCTAAATGAACTACTGTTTTAATATTGTTTTGTTGTAGATATGGGAAGAATACACCTTCATAAAATTCATAGAAGTATTCATTAAAATTCAAGTTATCATTTCTTGCACCGAAATGAGTGTCAGTAATAAGTGCTATTTTCATTATTTAGTTTTGTCTTTTTCCATAAAGTTTTCTAAACCTTTAGATTCTTTTTCTTTTTGTTCTTTCTTTTTCACAACATAAACATCTTCGTCTGGCAACATAATGTCTGGGTCAAAACCTTGTACATCATAAATGGTTTCATCACCTTCATTTACACAAAAAGATTCATATTGTCTATTCTCAATTATCTTATTTTTGATATGAGTTTGTTTCTTTTCTTTTTGAATTCTTCTTAGAAATGCATAGTATATGATTTGTGTAAAATATGCAAAAGGATTCTTTGACTTCTCTGGGTCGAAGTTATGTATGTATTGTAGACAGTTTTCAATACCATCTGATACCATCTCTGAACGATAGGTATAGTTAATGAAGTTAGGTCTATAAGATAATCCGTTTGCAATCTTTAGAAAACACTCACCTATGTAATTAGTTACTTGTGGTCTTTCCTCACCTGCTTCTTCTGCATCAACACAGTTTTGTTTCCAGTCTTTCATAGCTTCTAGAAACTGTTTGTTATCTATGTAATGAGCATTCTTTTTCTTTTCTTTTGCCATCATTGTTCCTTAAAAATAATATGATATAACTATACCAAACTCAAACATATTATGTCAAGGTATATCTGTTTTTTTTGTGTAAAAACTTATTTTAACTTATTGTTTAAAAAACCTTGACAAACAATGTGTAGGACCATTATAATCATTGTGTTCCGCCGAGAACAGTATATACTCTAAAGAGATGGATTAATGCTTTGTACCACTACATGGCAAACTATCCAATTGTTCTTCTGACAATTCTTCTATTGGGTCATCTTCTTCATTGATATTTGTTAAAGCAGAAATATACTTTTTAAATAATTCTTTTACTTCTTCTGTTGATTCTTCTTGTTCTTCCAATGTCGCATCTTCTGTAAATCTTGGTTGAATAGATGGTTCAAAATCTTTATCTACCATCTCTGCTTCAGCCTCAGTATAAGTACTCACCATAAAGTTGTAATAATTATTTAACGCATAAGATGCTGGAGCAACTGTAATAATAGTTGATTTCTCAATATCCAATTCATCTGATTCTGTAAACGGTTGTAACCAACGAGATAAAGTTAGTGCTTCAACTATACCTTTCTTTGTTATTTTATTTTTCAATTCCATCTTGAGTGGGTGTATTATATGTAATTTATCAGAACCTTCATCTGTGCGTGTTGGTATACAAGTACAAACGATACTTTCACCGTTAGCTAATTTCAATATCCTAGTCGTATTGTCTTCCATAATCATACTCCCTTAAATTGTTTTATAGTCTAACCTTGTCAATCTCATATTCAAATTCTTCTTCATTGTATATATTTATTCGTTCTAAAAAGTGGTTAAGAGTAAAATTCTTCTTATCATTATAAGTAAAGTCATCAGCAATATCTAAAAGGGTTGTGTGTATCTCGCCTTTATCTGGTCTACGCAATCCTCTGCCAATAGATTGAAGCACCCTAATTCTACTTTTACTTGGACTTGCGAACACGACATTGTGCAAGTTCCTAATATTAATACCAGTACTAAACGTACCATATGATGCCACGATAATTGCATTTGTTTCTTTCTCTGTAATTTCTCTTATCTGTTCTCTTGTTTCTGTATCCACCCCACCATGTATAAAGAACACTTTTCTATCTAAGTCTTTCATCATCTCATACAACACTACACCATGTTTTTCGACTAGTTGATACAAGCAGAGGGTGTTTCCCTTCAAGTTATCGCAAAGACCCCTTATAAACCGATTACGAGGGTCGTGGGATACTATATAGTCCAACTCCTCGCTGTATTTAAAGTCTTTTACAATCTTACACTCATCTTCTTTATGTTTGAGAACAATACACTTAATTTTCAATTCAGCAAGTGTATCTTTATCCATCAACTCTTTTGTGGTTGTTACCTTTTCAACCTTTCCAAACAATCCTTCTAAAACTAATCTGTGTGTCTGTGTACCATCTAAAGTTCCTGTCATACCAAAACGATATTTGCAATCTATCAATTTTGTCATTATAGTTGTCAATGATTTAGATTTAAATAAATGAGCTTCATCTCCAACCACACAACCAAATTTTTCAAAGTATTTCTTATCTAATCTAAAGAGTGATTGCCATGTAGAAATAATTACAGGTTTGTTTGTATCTTTTTCATGACCTTGATATATTCTATGTAAGTATTTATCACTCCAACCATAGTCAATAAAATCAGAATACATTTGTTCTACTAGTGATGTGGTTGGCACAAGTATCAATATTTTCTTATCTTTAAGTAGATAGTGATAAAATCTTATTAATGCATATATGATTAATGACTTTCCACTAGCAGTCGGTGATACTAACATACCTCTATGATTACTTAATGCATATTGGATTGCATTGAGTTGATAGTCTCTGACTTCTAACTCCTTTCCTTTTGATTTTGGTTTAAGAGATTTTACAAAGTCTGATACTTTTTTTATATCTAAACTATCACTATCATCAACATCTTTTGCAATAACACATTCAATATCATTCCTTTCGCAAAACTCTTTGATGTATGATAACAGGCCCACATAGATTTGTCCAGTTTTTTGTGAGAATAATCTTATCTTACCATCCCATATTTTATTTCTATATGCCGGCATGAACTTATGCCCCGGCACTTCAAAAGTAAAGTAATCTACTAATGAACGACACATGCCATCATTATCACATTCAATGTGTAAGTAAACTTCGTTAAGTTTAAATATGTGAATTTTGTAGTGTGTCTGGTTGTCCATAGTTACCTCTTAATATTATATTCCATGAAATACTAATTCTATCTTTGTGTGTTGTTGGCACCCAATGTTGCAACCAACTTGGGAATATTAATCCCATTCCTTTTTGAGAACTAAACTGCATCATACTCGAATTATCAAATGTAGTATATTCTAAGTTAGGTTGTAAAACACTTGCTTGTGGTCTTGGGTCGAAAAATTGTATTGGAGCACCATCTTCTAAATAGTATACACCAGAAAATATATTGTTTGAATGTGTGTGTGGTGGGTGGGATTCACCCTTCTTTAACATATTTGCCCACATACCTGTAAGTTCTAATGTATCATATAGGTATTTATTTTCTCTACAAATCTTTTCTGTCACTTCAAAAACTTTTCTTTTAAATGAAGGTATTTTTTTATTTAAATTATCTTTGGTTTGTAAAATTGTATTTGATTCAGATGAGCGTAGTTCTCGCAGAATAATACTGTGTTCATCATCATTCATATCATATTTAAACTCTGATACAATTGTAGGAAATAATTTATGTTGAATTACATCAACCATGATACAATACTCCAGCGTGTTCCTTGTGTAATCTTTTTAACTTCATGTGGAAACATAAAGTTTGATGGAAAAATTATTGCTTCACCACCCTTAATAGTCGGTTGTTGTTCTGACACTAAAAATTCACCACCTTTAAAATTATCATTTAAAAATAACAAAACTGAAGCTTGAGGATATCCATATTTCTGTCCATGACTGTGATGTATATTATCAGTATGTTTAGACATAAATCCACCAACATCATATTTGTTCAATCTAAAGTCTGTTGTTTTTTGTACAACAAAATCTCTGTTATTAAAACTTTTCATTTTTACTGCATATTTTTTTGCAACTTCTGATACAGCATCCTTTAAGTCATTGTAAAATATATCATCTTTGCGAATCCACATCTCATCCATTTCTACTCTTTTATCATCTGGTGATAAACCTTTGTGTGTTGAATAAGTTGATTTACTATAACTAAATTTATGATTAATTATTTGGTTACACAATTCAACACTAAGAATATTTTTATAATGACCTATCCAATCTTTCATGTAATTTTTATATTTTCTGGTTTTAAACTTTTAGTTTTATTATACCACTCAGATTTACTTTTATCTTGCCATGTTGTTTTAAATACTATACAAGTTCTTAAATTATAACATTCTCTACTTACTGGCATACCTTGATGTAATAAATTAGCCGTAAATGCAATTAATCTATTTCCCTCATATTGAAGTAAAGTAGGGTGTTGATTTGTTTCTTGAACACAAGTTCCACCACCCCAATGGTTTTCCCAATCCATTCTAGGATAATATATCATAGTGATATCACCATCATCTTGATGTATGTGTGGTTCTATTCCATGTGTGTGTGCATTAAAATAAACTCTTTCCATATCTACTTTAAATTTATTTTGTATACTATTCCATATTGGTTCTACAAAATCATATCCATTTTGATAGCACTCACTTATATTATGTCCACCCAAAACATGCCAATGTCTATTCTTACCATCATCTGAAGATTGGTAATCATACTTCCATGATATATCTCTTAATTGCATATCAATTAATTGAGCAACATGTTCTTCTACAAAATCATCATGTACACTTATCATTACATTAGTCCTGCTTCAAAGTTTTTCCATTGTATTGCGTTTTTAATATCCCACCCTCTACCAGAAATAGCTTTCATAACACCATCAACATATTTACAAACTGTTTCTAGATATACTATTTTATTTTCTATTTGAATTATTTCTTCGTCTGATTCAATGTAGATAGATAGGTCTGATTTGAGTACTTTTAAATCGAAGGGTTTTGTTACATAAACATTTGCATCTGATTTACCACCGTAGTATTCCCACTTATCTCGGTAAAGCATTTTGTAATCACCCTTTGCTTTATACATCAATAGCTCAAACCTACTTTTAATGTCTAAGTATTTTGCATACAGTTCTTGGTTTTTTAAGGATTCGGTATCAAGTCTTTCATCATTTACTTTCAAGTCAATTGCGACTTGAATTTTTAATTCATCTAAGGTCATTTTCACTCCACAATAATAATTATATAACTATTTATAAGGTTACTATTTCATATATTTGGTATTTAAAGTTAACTGTTGCTGTCAAATATTCAACATCAGTTTGATTTTGTGAATAATCTAATCCACTTAAACTTGTAGGGAAGACATCTCTAAAACGACACTCTACTACAGGATTATTTTTATTTGTTAATATTGTCATTATAGCATCACTAGTCATAGACAGTTCTGGTGTTGAAGCTCTTACGTCACCTATATCTTTACTTTCACCTCTTTGTATTGTAGGTGTATTTGAGGTTGTACTTCTAAAATCAGCAAATTGCTTTCTATCTTTTGGAAATCCAATTGCAGTTAACCATGTGTGCATTTCAATATAGTTTTCTAAATTTTCATCTACAATAAATGATATACTCAAATCTTCATAAGTTAATTTATCACCCAGAAACGGAATGTTTTTAAGTGGTGTAGGAAATTCTGATTCACCTAAAGTTATGCCAGGAATATTTGCCTCAGTAGTAAAGTATTCTACTTTGGGTAACTGATTAATTAAGAAACGAAATTGTGTAGGACTTGAATAGTCCAATACATTAGGTTGTCTACTTAGTGGTGATGTTGTTGTTGTCATACTACTATTTATAAGAGTCCAGAAACAAAAAAGGACACCGAAGTGTCCTAATCTGTTGTTTCAAAATAACCTTAATTTTTACATTAAGTTTGTTACTTTAACACGTCTGTAGTACTTATTAGTATTAGCTGTAATACTAGTAGACTCAGCAGTTCCAGCAGCAAGAACACCTGTGTGGAATGGGTTAGCGGCAATACCGTAACGAGTCTTAAATCCAATTTTTGGTTGGAAACTATTTTCACCTACTGCACGAACCATTTGTAGTGGTACGTATGGGCAATAGAAAACACCAGCATCATACGGTGATGTACCTTTGTAACCTACAACGTAGTATTGTGAAGAAGCAACATTCGCAGCATATGGGTCAACATACACTTTGAATCTACCATTCATAACACCAGCGAATGTAGCAGCAGTATCATCAACATTTAAGTTGTTGTTTAGAGCAGGTGTATAATCTAAAACTCCAGCCATTTGAAGTGCAGATGCAACATCAGCAGAACAGATGATTATATTACCTTTTCCTCTACGAGTTTGTTGTCCGATTGCGTTAGCATCTCTTTCCAGAGCGAACATTAAACCTTTGAATTTCTCAACAGACCAACGACC